CATAAAGCTATTATACCCTAAAAAGTATTTGTGATCAACCATAAAAAAACCCTGCTCAGGGCAGGGTTTTTGTTGACAATAAAAAATTTTATGCTACATTTCCTAGACCAACATTAAGATTGCATACCAGAGTACTTCCGTCATTGACTTGCCAAGTCCATATTCCAGGTGACTTGACATATGGTTCTGGTGCTACACCATCTATAACTACGTTACTGCGACAGTCTGATGTTTCTTCACTGTTGGTAGGTGTGCCGTAGTAACACGAAACAAAGGTTGTAGCATTCCCAACCTGAGCAGATTGTGCCATGTAATTGCTTAGAACGTGGGTTAAAAAAATTCCCTCTCCACCGGTCACTGTGACCGACATAACTCGAGATCCAGCAAATTCAATCGGAAATTGATCGCTATTTTCCACAGCAAATAACTGATTTGTAGTAGTCCAATCTGTTCCAGGGTCTAGCATCACTTCATCTAATGTAGTTACTGTGTCATTGTATACCACAACATTGTCAATGGTTGCTGTAATAGTTACAGCACTATTGCCGTATGCAAGTCCTAAAAATTGTAAGGTTCTGTTGGTCATAATATATTCCTCTACGAATATTTATGCTGTTTAATGTTATTTTAATCTATTAAAAACGTCATACCTGGATGTCTTCCATTCCGGCGGCTCTGAGTCGTACCACATGCCCCAGCATGAAATTCTTGCTTTCGAATGCCTTGATAATGCCCAGAAATTTGTTGCGTAACAATGCTACTTCGTTGATTAGTGTTTCAAAGTCGATAACTTCGTCTTCGCCATCCACATACTTGTCAGCGTCTCGAGCAGTCAAGGCTCTGGCATATCCTTCCAGATACTTTTGAAAATGCTTGCGACGGATCTTTCTTAACTGTATGTTGAGAAGATTCAGCACTGCTTCGATCTCTTGCAGTTGATTAAATCTGTGTTCGGTGATACCAGGCAGGTTGGTAATGTTTTTTTCAACCAAGCCGCCTACTCGACATTCTTTTTTAGCTTCTAATAACTCCTGTTCATAATAGCTTATAAAATCAGGAATTGCAGAGAGATCTGCTACTACTCGACTATACCACATCAATACTGATCGCTGTAAGGATCATCCTCATCGTCGTGTAAGTCCTCGTCATCATCTTCATCATCAGCATGATCTTTGAGATAACTGGCCAAAGCACGTTTGATGTCTGGATCAGTTTTAAACACTGATCGGATTTCGTCTGCGGCGCCATCATTGTCAATCAGAACAGCTACCAATGTCTCAGCAGCCTCATCACGATCAACTGTGTTGATGTAGCGTTTTAATTCACTCCAAATTTCTCGACTTAATTCTATTGACATTTTTATTCCTTTTTATTAATTATTACATTTAAAACATTAATTGTTTAGCACTACGTTGATCAAACCAAGATTTTAAATCTTGGTACGGCGCTGCAAAATGAATGCTAAGAGTCCATCTTTCTCCGGCATTTTTTATTCCATGGCTTGCTGTTGCATCTAGTATCCATGCTTCTCCAACTACACTAGGATAAATTCCATAGAACCCATTTTTACTGACGTAGGTGTAGGCTTCAGGATCTGTGTTGTAAAAAATATAATTAAGTGCTGACAAATCCTTGGCCTGATCAACATGCTCACTGCCATCGGTTGGTAAAAAACTAATGGCACCCTCATCGGGTTCTAGAGACTGCATTTCTTTTAACATACTAGATAACCATGGTTCCATGCTACGGCTAATAAGTGGGCCTGCTAATCTATACCATTTTGGACTTTTATAATTTTTACTTATTGTTCCGAATGATTTTAAATCAAAATGTTCTGACCCAAATTCTCTAGCACCGGGCACGTCGGGTGGGTAGGCACCAAGAGATTTGGCATGTGGTTCTAAAGACATCATTTTTTTAGATGCCTGAATAGTATCTTCCCAATTGTGATTAATTCCCAACGGGACACGTTGAAAATACTCGTTCATTATTCCTCCGTTGCAGTTTCTTCTGTACTTACCGTTTCTTTCTGATTTGCAAAGTCTGCCATTACCTTGTCAAGGCACCCAGCTTCGTTTGATTCCCAGGCCTTGCGGAACTGCTTGATGATTTCGCCATCGCTAGTAACAAACATTAGTCTATTGCCGTCTTTCTTTAACAGGCCTTTTTTCTCGGCCAAGTCAGTCAAGCCTGAGTATGGATTCATTCCTGTTTCGTAAGGAATCTTGACCTGCATGCCTTCAAACGGTTTGGCATAGCGGGTTTTCATTACCTTACAGCCAGCACGGATACCCATTACTTCTGAGATCTTGTTGCCATCCTCATCTTCTTTGAGTTTCATTTTCTTCATGGCAACAACAATACTTGACGCATAGATAAATCCTTGTCCGCCCGAGATCTTGTCATCTGGATCAAACATGTCTTGGCTTGCGTATGTATGATTGGTACAGACCATGCCTACATTGTAGCCACCAAACATATTGACTGAGTTACGAACCAATGAGGTAAGTGCCTTGGGTTTACGACCCATGTCGCCTTTCATGTCTCCTGCTTCAAACTGGTTAACGTCAGTTGGTGTAAGCAACATACCCAAACTATCAATTACCCACAACACCTTCATTCGCTCACCATCCGGTAAGGCCTTGTAGTCAATCATGAATGTTGAAATGGCCTTGGCCACATCATCAATCATGCTCATGTTCAGTTTAAGTAGTTTTTCTGCACTGGTATCAACACCCAGTGCGTGTAGCCATGTTTCGTCAAGTGCGTTTTCTGTATCAACCAGAATAACAAAGATACCCTGTTCTTGTGCGTTCTTAACAATGTTGCCTGAACAGATGTAACTTTTACCTGCTCCTGATTCGCCAGCAAATACTGTAATCTTACCCAAAGGAATTCCTCTATTAAAGTCCCCCGAGATCAGATAGTTCAAGGCAAAGTTGCCTGTGCTGATCCAGTCTGTGGGATCGTTGAATCCAATACTGAGACCGTCAATACTTTTAGTGATGTCTCTTCTAAATTTGCTTATATCAAATGGTTTTGTCATGTTACATTCTCTCTTTCATCTTTTAGTTTAAAACAATCGTTGCTCGATTGTTATCTCGAGAATTACGATATAAAAGTTTCCTATACTCAAACAAATTTTCCGTTAAATTTAATATATTGGCTATTGGTAATTGTACTGTGATCAACGGAATATTATTTTTTTCTGCCCACGCAATAGCTTCAGGACTAAATGCAATGGTCTCTGGTTGTTGTAAATTTAATTGGAATGCAAATTCCAAGGTTTCATAATTGTAATGATCCTGATATTTTAGATCATTATCAAAATATTGAAACTTGTTGTAGTATTGTCTGCCCACGTAGGTATATCCAAAAGAAAAATTTACTATGTTGTTGTTGGAAATTATTGAATCTTGTAATGGATTTGAAAACACTTCCCATTTTTTGTCAGCACTGAATTCTAAATTTGTTTTGATAAAGGAATTTTCCAACCTATGTACTCCCATGTTCACTTCTTCATATGGATATATATAACCTATCTTTTCCAATATAGCACCCACTTTTACAATCCTTATATGATCTGGGTACATGTCATGCAACTGATTGCCAATTTTAGCCAAATTTGAATTGGTGTTAAATCTAAGGCGATCAATATTGACAGTATCCGCCTGGGAAAAAACCCAATCACAATGTGTTTTGTTTAAAAAATCCTGGTCCAAATAATTTTCTAAATTGTTATGTTGATCAAGTGCCTTGCCTGTTAAGAAATACAACACTTCATTGGTTTTTGAAATAGCCCAATGCAAGTGTGTAATTTTTTTATCAAGTTCTTGAAACAACGCTTGCCGATTTGAAAAACTATTCTGTCCTTCTTTGTTTGATTTATCTACAAAGAACTCAAACAATTTGTGATTGTATAGAACTTCAAAAGGTATAGTATCGCCAGAGTTATCAAACACCAAAGAAAATTTCATTTTTGTATAGTAGTCAAGTCCAGATGCTGGGCACCTGGACTATTTCAAGTTACGCTTTTTGACGGCTACGGATCATGGCCAAGATATCTTGAGCCTTGTCTGTGGATGCTTTTGCGGCAACTGGTGCTGTGGCCACTGCTGGTTCTTCGTCATCAAAGTCACTGGTTACCGCTGGTGCTGGCTTGACCACTACAGCATGTACATCACCATGACCGTCTACAGTGGCTGGAGTTGCGCCTGCTGGAGCAGATACACCTGCTGGTCTAAAGTAATTACCCCAACGCTCGGTGTCGTAACTCTGACCATCAACACTTGCTTCAAACATTTCTTTGACAATCTTGAGTTCAACATCAGTTGGCTTCTTGGGCAAGAATGATCCAAGATCATACAAGCCGTGTTCGGCAATGGCCGCTTGCTCTACTTCAGTTAGAGCACTTTCTTTCCTGCTCCACTTGCTACTGTTGTAGTCAGCAAAGCCACCCTTGGCGCCTTTGGTGACACGGAAGTCCAGGCCACGCAACAGGTCGGTTGGTAATTCTTCCAGTTCTGGATCCATCAAGGCACCTTTGATGATGGTAAAGATCTGAGGACCAATGATAAATCTACGAATTGGGTTGGCCGGTGTCTTGTCATCGTGTAAGGGATTCTCACGCACAAAGCCTTGGAAAATGTAACTACGCTTCTTCCAATACTTACGACCCATGTCTTCAAGACTCTTGTCCTTGAACCAAGTTCTTACTTCTGTAAGCACTGGGCAAGTGTCTCCCCACATTTCCACGCAAGGTACTTGCACAAAAACTTGTTTGGATTCCATCTCACCTTTGACGCCATTGAATGGCAATCGGATCATGGCCCGTTCTGCCCAAAAGAATGTGTTTTTAGTGTTGCCGTCTGGCAGGAAGCGTAGTGTGGCCGATTGACCTTCTTCCATGTTCCAGTGTGGATAAATTGATCCATCACCGCCGGATCCACCTGTGCCTGGTTTGTTTTCTGATGCTGCTAGTCTTGCTCTAATTTCTGCTAAGGATGCCATATTATGTTGCCTTTCCGAGTTGATTTAATATGAGTGATTTAAGTTGCCTTAAATGGTTGCCTACAGTGTTATTATACACATCACTGATTGTGTTTGCTACAAAACTGGTTAAATTGCTTTTTTTATTAGGGTTGCCTGTGTAGCGCATGTGTTATTATAGCATGCACTACTTTTTATTGCAAGAGTATTTATGCCTGTCTTATTCCAGAAAGCTCTTGTAGACGATCCAAGAAACTGATGTCTTTGCTGACCTCTGTCATCTTGCCTGAATGACCATATATGCCAGCCAGCGGTGATTTTTCTTCCATTGGTGCGGGGACGATTGATTCAGAATAGCATTCTTCAAGTCCGTGAGTTGGACATGGTTCACCTGCTTCGCTCATGTTGCAGGCGGAGTCATCATACAAGATTGCATTGTCCATGCCACCATCTACACTATGTGGGGCACGGATTTCTTCGTCCATGTCGTCCCAACGCTTGTCGTCAGCATCTTGATCTTGATCTTCTGGCTTGTCGCCACTACCTTCGTCTACATTTTCATCTCCGCCACTTAGTGCAGTGCCAATCGCATTACCGGCTACTTGCCCAGCAACACTGGCTGCTCCACGTGTGAGTGCACCAGCACCGGATACTGCACCGCGGGCTAACGCACCTCCAATAGCAGCTGCCAATGGAGCAAATTCTTCTAGTTCTTCTGGTGGTAAGCCAGCTAGTTCACGCATTCTACCTTTTTTTTCAGCATAGTCATCGTGCATGACGCTTTCACGCTCAAGGCTGTAGTCTTCGTCGGGAACACCACCAATGATACCACCGCCACTCAAATGGCTCTCTAGATTTTGTGCCACCCATTCATATGGATCGCCATCACGTGCCTTGGCTGTGCCATACGGCATTTCACCAGTGTCACTGTAGTAGTCAAACAAGGCATCATATAAATCGTTGTCTAAATC